ATTTATTAATGCTTCATAACCAATTGATGTATTTGTAGCAGCGTTTCCACTTCCTCTGCCAACTGTTAAATTATTTATTAAAGCATCTGCAGTTGTTCTCAAGTTACCCGATACATCTAATTTGTAAGTGGGTGAACTAGTTCCTATACCAATATTACCGCTCTTATTATTGTAAATATTTGTACCACTTGTTGTCCATTCACTTGAACCGCTGTCACCATAAATTGAACCGCTGCCACCATAAATTGAACCGTTTTGTAATAATAATCCTGAAAAATTTATATTACCGGAAACGTCTAAATTATATTCATTTGGAGTTTCATTTATATTATAAACACCACCAATACCAACATAAGAACCTGGAATTTTTATATGTTCTGTTGACGTTCCTAATACCATCTGGTTTGACGCGTCTATTGTCGCTTGGTAACCAATTGCTGTCGAATAGTTGTATATTCCTGAAGCAGCTGTACCATTATTTGATACATCCACGCCAAAACCTAGAAATGTATTATAATTACCACTTGTATTATAGTAACCTGAAAATGTTCCTATTGCTGTATTATAACTCGCACCAGAATTATCGTATAAAGCTTGCGCTCCTATAGCAACGTTTCCATTACCAATAGTTGTTGATATGCCTTCCAACGCACTTGAACCAATTGCTGTATTGAGAGAACCAATAGTATTATTACACATTGAACCAGCACCTATAGATGTATTATGTTCTCCAGTTGTATTTAAAAATAAAGCATTTGATCCTATTGCGGTATTACAACTCGCATCTAAATTATTATATGCCGCATAATTTCCAAAAGCTGAATTATTTGGACCTGTATTATTGAATAAACTTGAGTCTCCATATTTTGTTGTTCCTGACATGAATATATATTAGTTAATTATTTTTTATTTTTAAATAACATAATTTTATATTATGTTTTCCAAAATTAATTTTACTTACAAAAACTCACCTGAAAACTTCAAAAAATCTTTAATATTAAGAGAACAACTCGTTAATCAAAAAATTAGAGAAAATGAAAATAAATCCTTAATTAATTGTATTAGTTTACAAAACAAAGTTGATTCTAAAAAGGTACAAAATACTAGTGATACATTTGAACAATCAAAAGAGAAAATTCATTTTTATCATAATAATAATACAAATATTGAAATAAAATTAAGTGATTCTTCGAGTGTTAATACTGGAATAATAGATGATGTTAATAAACTTGAAATTCCCTTAACAGCTCAACAAATTACAGCATTACAAGCAATCAAAAACAAATATATTAATGATTTAACCGACTCTGTTAAAGAAAATATTTTTGATGTTGAATCAGCATTTTCATTTATTAAAAATTCATCCCGTGATAATACTACAGATTTGGAAATGGATAATGATACACCAGTTCCATTTAATATTGATAGAATTCATAAAAGAGGAATTAGAATTATTAATAATGTTTATCAAAGTAAATATGAATTTGGTAAGGAGAATAGCACTGGGTTGGGTGATTTTTTGAGAGGATGTTATTTTATTTTAGAATTTTGTGAAACATATAATTTTCAACCTAAAATTATTTTTAATAATTGTATTTCTAAGTTTTTTCTTATTAAAACGCATAATCTAGAGAGGATTAACAATGTTTTACAAGCAATTAGTGGTTGTAGAAATAATAATTTTAAAGAGTTTGTTATTGAAAATGATATTATAAAAGACCCATTAAAAGATATTAAAAATATAATGGCTGATTTCGTTAATTATGTTGTAAAATCTCCACAATATAATGGAAATTCTTTTATGTTTTGTAATTCTTTTCCTATTAATGAAATACCTAAAAAAAATAAAGAATATATGAGAAAAATTTTAGAACCTACAAATGAAATGAAATTAATTATTAATCAAACTCTTGATGGATTAAATATTTCAAAAAATAATTATTCTGTTATTCATATAAGGGCTGGCGATAGTTATTTAAAAGAAGAAAAAAATATATTTACTAATGGATACATTCGTACTTTAATTAATAATATTAAAAATGATATTAATGAAGCAAAGCCATGGACACAAACAGCTCGGTTGGAGCATTTGGATAATAATTATTTATTAATATCGGATTCTAATGATGTTAAAAAAATTATACAAAAATATTTCCCTAGCTTCAAAACACTATTTAAACCAATTACTCATTTCGGTGAAGGTGTCGTATTAGAAGAAGAAAAAGTTAAAAATACATTAGTTGACTTTTATTTGTTATCACATTCCAAATCTATTTTTTCATACTCGGCTTATAAACATGGCAGCGGATTTAGTTATTGGTGCGCGAAAACATTTAATATACCATATGTTTGTAAGTTTGTACAATAAAAAAGGTGACCCCTTTTTATATTTTTTTAATTAATTTAAATTACATGTTAAACTTCAAATATATTTATACCTTTTTATTTTTTATAATTACCGTCTTTTCATCTATCTCAATCCATCATCCAGCCAATCCGACTCGCTAAGTTCACCTGCCTCAGCCTCGATTTTGAGGGGAACTGGCTTTACAACAGGGTCCTTCTTGATGACGATTTTACGTCTCTTGGTAGAATTCACAACGTCCATGTCATAAACGATACCGCCTGTTCCTAGATCAGCTTGGACCAAAGTTTTATCAATCTTCATGCTATCAGGAATAGTTGGATTTATCTTTTCAAGCTCTTTGTCAAGAAATTCTTTTGATTTCTCGTTTCTGTAGGGTCTGTCCTGGCGTCTTTCGCTTGGTCTTCCTGCTTGCTCACGAGGTCTTTCGCTAGGTCTTTGTTCGCGGTCATCATCAAACCGAATTGACGCACGAGGACGCTGTTCCCTATCGGGATGGTCGTTCTTCTTGGCCTCACGATAAGCAGACACCTTCCAGAACCAAGGATCGTCATACACAATCTTGATCTCCTTGCCATTTAATAGCCTTTCACGAGCCATATCTGCGTTCTCATTGGCAAACCAGCGCTTGAAATGAACAAAGACACGGTTAAATTTTTCTCCTTTTTCAGTGGTCTTTGAAACAACGTCAATTCGCTGTATCTCACCCATACCTAGGTCATCGAAGATACGACGAATACGGCTCTCGGTCCAGTTCGAGAACACACGAGGGATACACAAGCTAGGAACGTTATTGGGAAGCGTTCTGAAGTCAATGTGGGAATTCATTCTTTTATAGTTCACGTTCGTTTATAACTTTGATGACTGTATGTATTAATACATATACCCTTTGGTTAAGAAAGTATTTCAATTTTTTTTATTATTAACGATTAACCTTTGTAACTAAAAATTTATATTGGTGCCTTTTTTTCAGCCCACCATAAATAAATGACTAATAATAAAAAAATTGAAATACTTTTTTATAATAATTTAAATTGTATAAACCTTAAACCAATCGTAAACTTTAACCAATCGTAAACTTTAACCAATCGTAAACTTTAACCATGTCAGCCCAACCTAAATTAAATTCAAGAGGTCTTCAAGTGGAGGAACTTGATGATTTTCAACCTGTTTCTATTCCTAGAAAGAGAAAATTTAATGACGCGTTTTATGAACAAACATTTGATGACTCAAGATATGGACAACATATTGATAGTGATTTCTTTAAAACAAATATTGGACATTCTGTTGTTGAAGAACAAAGTCTTGAGCAAGAAATTAGAAGAAAAGAATATGTTAAAATAGTCTCTAATAAAGAGGAACAAGATATACTTCAGTGGTGTCAAAGTTATTTAGAAATTAAAAATAAATAGTATATGTAAATTGGTATTAACTAATAAATATAAAAATATAAAAATGATTCTTTTTTATTTTATTTAAAATTGATTTCAATTTATTTTTTTTGAATTAAATTATATTGTAAAGAATTATTTATCTATAAGAACTATATTAAAATGTCAAAAGAATATTGTAACATTTGTTGCGACTCATATAATAAGAGCACAAGAGAGAAGATTTGTTGTGGATATTGTGAATTCCCTGCTTGTAAAACTTGTTGCGAGACGTATATTCTATCAGAAACAATACCAAAATGTATGAATCCTACTTGTGCTAAGGAGTGGTCTAGAAAATTTATTAGAGAGAAATTTACGAATATCTTTATTAATACTAAATTTAAGAATCATTTAGAAGAGATTTTATTTGATCAAGAGAAAGCATTATTACCTGCTACTCAACCGATTATCGAAGAAAAAATTCGAAAGGATAATATTAAAAAAGAGATGGCAGTTCTTGATACTTTGATTCAGGATTTATATGTTCAAAAGAGACAGTTAGAGAGAAATTTGTATACAAATCAGCTCGATACATCTTCTAAAAAAGTATCCAATTATGTGCGAGCATGTTCTTCCGAAGATTGTCGTGGGTTTCTAAGTAGTCAATGGAAATGTGGTATTTGTGAGAAGTGGACCTGTCCTGAGTGTCATGAATTGAAGGGATTTGATAGAGATTGTGAGCATACATGTAACCCTGAATTAGTTGAAACTGCCAAGCTTTTAGCGAAGGACACTAAATCATGTCCCAAGTGTCAAACTAAAATATTTAAAATTGACGGATGTTTCTCAAAAGATACACCAATTTTAATGTGGAATTTAACAACAAAAATGTCTCAAGATATTATTGTTGGAGATATACTAATTGGTGATGATGGAGAGAAAAGAATTGTTCAAAATTTAGTATCAGGAGTTGATGATTTATATGAAATTCAACAAAATAATGGCGTCAATTATATAGTCAATAGTAAACATACGTTAGCACTTAAATTTACTTGCGAAGATTCAATTTCTTGGTCACAAAGTATAAATAGCTGGAAAATAGTTTGGTTTGATAGAAATACAAAAAACATGAGAAGCAAACAGTTTAAAGTTACTGAAAATTGCGATATTGATACAGCAAAACAAAATGCGATACATTTTCTTAAAAATTTAAATTTGGAACCAGTAATTTTATTAACTGTTGAAGAGTATTTAAAACTTGATAATTCATGTAAAAAAAATTTATTTGGTTTTAAAAGTAGTTTTGGAATTAATTATGAAGAGAGAAATATTGATTTAGACCCTTATTTGCTTGGGTTATGGCTTGGTGATGGAACACATACAGAACCAACAATTGCTTCAAATGATCTTGAAATAAAAGACTATATTAATAACTGGTGTTTAAATAATGATGCTGAACTTGTTCAAGAATCAAAATATAAATTAAGAATTAGACGAAAAGGTTATAGTTTTGGAAAAGAAACCGTAGATGGAAAAATATATAAAGAATTACCTGAAGTAATTAATAGAAATAACCCATTTATTTCCCTTCTTAAAAAATATAATTTAATTGGAAACAAACATATTCCACAAGAATATCTTATGAATTCACATAATGTTCGTTTAAAAATATTAGCTGGTTTAATTGATACTGATGGTTGCGTTCAAAAAGAAAAACGAGCTGTTATTGTTCAAAGTAATAAAAATTTAAGTGAGCAAATTATAAACTTAGCACGTTCATTAGGTTTCATTGTAAATTATAGAATAAGAGAGAGAAAAAATGAAGTAATATTTAATTGTGAACCAAAAGATTATAAAGATCAATATATTATTAATATTTCTGGTGAAAAACTTCATGAAATACCAACAATTTTACCAAGAAAAAAATGTATAGGAACAAAATCTAATAAGGATTATTTAAAAACTAGTATTCAAGTTGTCTCTATTGGTAAAGGAACATATTATGGATGGTCTGTTGATAGAAATAACAGATTCTTATTACCTGATTTTACTGTTGTTAAAAATTGCGATCAAATGTGGTGTACACAATGTCATACTGCTTTTAGTTGGAAGACTGGTGCTATTCAAACTAGTATTCATAATCCTCATTTCTATGAATGGCAACGTAAAAATGGAGGAGCGCCTCGCGTTGCCGGTGACGTTGAATGTGGTCAAGAATTAAATCATACTACATTTGACCATTTAAGAAATGCTATTGTAAGGGGGAAACATACAAGGTTTTTGAAAAATTATGATTCAAATTATGATTGGAGTATGCGCCACCATTCTTTAAATAATAAAACTGATCATATTTCTCACATTATTAGATACACAATTCATAATAATAGAATAGAGTTGCCACAATTTAGAACAAACTATCTTGAAAAAAATCAGGAGTTGCGTGTACAGTACTTGTGTAATGAAATTGATGAAGATACATTTAAAATTCTTGTTCAAAGAAATGATAAAAAACATAGAAAAAATAACGAAATTTCACAGGTTATTCAGGTGTCAATTACTGCTGTTACTGATATTGTATTTAGAATTATAGATAATTTAAAAAATTCTGTGAGTGGTGAAGATAAATTTGATGAACTTATCGGTGAGTTTAATGGTGTGAGAGAATATTGTAATGAAATATTTAAAGACATCTCGTTTGCTTATGGTTGTGTTCAATATGCTTTAAACGATCAGATGTTTTTAAGAAGTGTTGAAAAGGTTAAGAAAGCTAAAAAGGTTTCAGCAGAGGATGAGGAATAACTGGCTACTTTATTAATTTATGTAAAGTGTAAACAACTAACGTAATAGCTAGAATTGAATATATATTTGAGTCAAATATTGTAATCATTATGGTTTCCAAATTATTTTTTATTTGTAAAAGAGGAATCATTTCTATAGGTAATAACATGTTTGTTGCTGTTATAAAAACATGACTCATTGAGGGATTAAATAAAACTTCATCTATTTGATATGACATTGTCTTTGATTTGTGGTGTTATTAGTTAGACATTGTGTTATAGTTTGTTGTCAATTTTATTTAAAAATTAGATTTAAAAATTAGATTTAAAAATTAGATTTAAAAATTAGATTTAAAAATTAGATTTAAAAATTAGATTTAAAAATTAGATTTAAAA